TCTATTCACTAAGAAATCAATGAAATAAAAAAGGTGTGATTTTCTTGTATAGAAATTATTTTACAAAGTCCCGTTGATCTATAAGAATCCAACCTTAAAATTATAGTGATAACTTCTGATCAGAAGGGTTTTATCATGCCAATTCCTGTTAGTTTTTTCAAGATTACAAGAGCCGGGAAGGATTACGCCTTCAAGCCTGAAGACATCTCGTTCGGGGACGACGAAACTCTTGAGGTTAAATTAAATCAAGGGGGAGATATAGCGGTTATCCCTCTTGTAAAGAAATCCGTGACGCTAACAATTCAGGGTGCTGTTGACGATGATCTTGATACGTTTGAATCCGAAAGAACCCAAAACGTCCAAAAATTAATCGACAATCAGCCAGTCGGTGCGAACATGGCTTTTGCAAACTATATTATTTATAGTGCTTACTTGCGAAAAGTGACACCCACTGCCCCAATTACCGTGTCAGGGAAAACCTTGTTTGACACGATTGAGCTAGAGTTTGCTTCCCGTGTTTACATTTAATTTTATACTATCTAAGTCAATCAAGGCTTAGGTAGTAACCCCTAAGATTTATGTATAAAAGATGACATCTGTACTTTATGGACAAAATTAAGATTCGATGCTCCGCCAACAGAAATCCAGGTGAAGTTAGCGATCGCCCAAGCACATTTTGATATTGGTAGAAGTAAACTTAATTAAGCAAAAACAAAGTATAATAGACCTATTAGCATTAAAAACGAAAATCAATTATGAAAGCCAAAAAAACTGCTGTTGAAGGACAAAAGAAAATTAAAACCGTTCCTCCTGCTGTTGTATCCGAAGATGAGGATGCTTTAGGGGAAGGGGAGACATTGCAGGAATTTGATGAAAGAATGGCTAAGAAATATCCAAAAAGAAGTTATGACGATTTGACAGAAGAGGAAAAACGCGAACGTGCCAAACGTTTTGTAGCTCAAGGGCCGGAAGACTGGTAAACCCCGACCTGCACCCGTACAGAAAGACTCGGTAAATCTATTCTCAAAAACAATGGTCACTACCTTAAACCGTCAAAATCCCCCTAGCTTTGATGCTGCCCCAACAGAAGTGCAGATGAAACTTGGTATTTCTCAAGTCTTGTCGATGCCATTTGCCTACAACTCTCCGGTTATCGTTCTGGATTTTGAAGTAGGCAACAAAAACATCATTAAAGGACGGTTTAAGGACGCCATTAGATCCCGTGTTTTTGAGTTTGAAATCGGGGATTCCATTACCTTCAAACCGTTTACCTGGAAACGAACGGACAGCCTCGACGTTGACCCCGTGGCGTGGGAGGACTACTCAAAGGGGTATTGCTACCGATTCGATGTAGCTAAGACCGTTAGGAAGGAAAAACCTAAGTGTGGCAATACCTCCTACAATTGTGGCAAAGCCTGTATTGGGTTGAATAAAAACTGCAAATCAGATATACCGGATAAACCCTCCCAAGAAAAAGTCGATAAACTCAGAGCCGCAGCAGGGAAATTTAAAGCCGTTCAGGATGATCCAATCAAGAAGCAAGAAGATAATAAATTAACGCCAAAACCACCGGAAACAAAACCGACACTAGCGAACGAAGATAAAATGCGCGATACACTAAAGAAAGCTATCGCGGAAAATGAGTTGAATAAAAGTTTAGCAGAAACAGCTTATCAAAAATACCACCAGTATCAAAACGGACTAAAAAATGAAGCAGAAGGTTTATCATCTCGGTCTATCGCTAATTTATATCAAATCCCCCACGCCACTGCTGTAGCTAGAATTAACGGACTTAGAGAAGCTGTTGGACTAGGAGGGTCTAATGCTGTATCTGTTGACAAAGAATTAGGGGGAAGAATTAACGACCTTTTAAATAATGGGAAACAAATTAAAATTAATTCGTCAGGCGGTCAACTAAAAGATCAGAAAAAAGAACCAAGTCAAACAACAATTAATGCTGACAAAAAATGGTCTGACTTTTTAGAATCTAAAAATGTTACAGAGAAAGGACTTAGAAAACTAGACCCTGAGACTAGAAAGAAAATTACAGAAGAATTTGAAAATACTCGGATTGAAGAAAGGGCTCAGGAGTCAAGCAGAAGGAAAGGTCTATCACTACCTGAAGACCCCAAACCATCCCCAAATTCAACAGGGGTTAAGGGTGCGATCGCTAAATCAGAATCTAACAAGACACTTGATATTGTTGGTTTAGCAAGAGAATCACGGGCAAATATTGCATCAAAAGATAAAGAAGCCGTCTCAAAAAATCTTGAGCAGTGGAAGCAAGTTGTAAGTAAATTAGAATCAGGGGAAGGGATTCCTAAAGATATCAACTTAAATGAATGGGAGGAAATGACGGATAATTTAGATAGATTAGGTAGTGGTGGCAATGTTGAATTCAAAAAGATTACGGGATCTATTTCTAGGATTCTTAATAAAGCAGATAGTCTCAACCCGTTAACACAAGAAAACTTAGAAAAAGCTCACCCCAACTTTAGACCAATCATGCAACGAATTAACAAAACCGTTGCTAAGGACTATGAATTATTTGATAAAAAACAACGGGTACAAAAAGAGTTAAATAGCCTAAAACAAGAAAAATCTTATAACGAGGCTGTGATATTAAATAATTCAAAACAATTTCGTGAAACGGCGATTGACAATAATTATAATGAGCTTAGGCTCCTTACGATGCGAAACCCGAATGACATGATAGAAGTCAGAAATCCAGTATCTAATCTCCCAGAAAGGACAGTATCCATCCCGACAAGGATTAATGAGATCAACAAAGATATTAGAGATTTGGCAGACGATAAAAAGGCTGTGGAGTCTTCATATCGCGCTAAGGGCGAAATAGCTAAATTACAGACCAAAATTAAAGATGCTGAAAGTCGGGCAACTTCCTTGGATGGTGAAATTAAGGCGTTAAGAGAATCGAGAGGAACGGAATCTGTTTTATCAGAACCCAAGCCAGCCTCTATTCCTGCTGTAGCACAAAGAGCGATCGCTAAAACCAAGACTGACAAACCCCCTGTTAAATCGGTTGATCAACAATACAAGGATATTATTGCCAGTTCTAAAGATCCAAAAGGAACAGAGGAGGCTTTGTCATCGGCACTCAGAGGCGGTATAGGTGACTTCGAGAGAAAGAATTATAACGAGTATTTAACTGCGATAGCTTCTGAGACAGTCCCAAAAGGAATGGGAGACTATTATCAAAAGCAAATTGATAAATATAAGCCCGTTATTGATGCCGAAAACTTCATAAACGAGAGACGGCAAAAGGCAAAAGCAGGTGATTATGAAACAGAATCAGAAGCAGGGGTTTATATTCTTGATAAACTAAAACAAAAAGGCTACAAAGAGCATGAATATTATGATAGTCCAGACTATAAAATGGATTATGACAAATTAAAAACCGTAATGAAGTCTATGGAATTACCTCCCCCTCTGTCTGGTAATATTCCTAGTAAGGAATTAAAACAGACACTAACTCAGGGGGATAAATTGCTAGTTAAAGAAAGCACTTATTCTATGATGGGAGGAAGTTCCCCTGCGGGTTATCGAATTGTTGACGGTGGCGAAGTTCTAAAAGTTAATGTCAAGAATGTTAAAACAAGAGTCCAGGGCGAGTATATGGGGAAACCTTATAAAAATGAGCCATCCCTTGCCCTTGATACAGTTACCCACGTCATCCGAGATGGTAAACGTTACAAAGTAGATGATTCCGATAGTTCCCCCAACGACTTAAAGCCTGATGCCCCCCAATCCCAGAAAGCAGTAAAACAAAAGTCAGTAAAACAAAAGGCAGTAAAACAGAAAACAATAAAAGTTCAAGAGGTGCGATCGCAAGAGCAAGAATCGCCTCTGGTTCCGAAAGAAGAAATCGTCAAAGATGCTCCTAAATTAATAGGAGATGGAACCCACGAAGGAACCCCTAAAAATGCTCAGGAATACTATGATGCGGCGGTAAAAACTGGGAAAGCAATGACCATGAAAGAGGCTGAGGATACCGTTGCTGCTGTTTCTGGCTGGTCTCGTAACTCCAGTGATATTCGGAATGATCAAAAAAAAGGGAAGTCCAACAAGAAAGCAGAGCTTATTTCTGATTATGTAAGGAACTCAACACCTTATAAGGGCGATATTCACAGGGGGATAGTTTTTGATAGCAGAGAGGAGGCAATGGAATGGATTAAAGGGGACGAAAATAGGGTATTAGATAATCAAAATGCTCATGCTTCATGGACTTCCAAAGAAACCGTTGCCTGGGTATATACAAACCCCATGATGCGTAAAGCTAATAAAAAATTGGCGGGCGTTATTGTTAGTTCGGTCAATAAAACGGGTGCGTCCATTGAAAAACTAAGTCATTACAAAGAGAGCGAAGCCGAGATACTTGTCGCAAAAGATGCCAGACATAAAGTCAAGAGTGTTACCGAGAAAGATGGCATATTATATGTAGAAACCGAAGAAATTTAATCAAGGACAAATTTATCCTGTGTTTTGTCCAAAGTAAAAATGATATAATTTAATAATAATTGCCTCTCGCGGTGTTTACGCACTACGAGAGGCTTGTAAACCAACACTTTCAAGGAGATGGTTCACTATGTCAGACATTATACGATCAATCCGTGCCGAAATGGTATTAGGCAACAGAAGTATTGACTGTTATTTGTTCCCAGATGGGGAGAAACGGATCGGAATCGGTGGTGCGAGTATTGCTATTGGACACGGTAAAGAGTATTTGGGCAGGTTGCAGAAAACGGAGTCTAAAGCCCTCAAAGAGCTACAGGGTATGGGTTTCACAGGTCGCACAAAAGACACTGAGGTTAAGATAGCCAGAGGTGCGACACGAAGCAAGACTATCTCATCCAGAGACTTTACGAAGTTAATCACATGGGATGCGGTAGTTAACAATAATCAAGATTCCATTATTTTGTTGGCTGCGTTTGCCGAGACGGGGTTGGATGACATATTGGAAAAAGTCTTCACCCGGCAATCGTTGGACTTTCTGTTGGAGAAAATAGTCCACTATAGTAAATGGACTATGGAAGACTTACAAGAAGCCCTCAATGCAAATAACGATGATTGGAGAGTGATCAGGGAACAAGAGCAGTTTTTATTAGAGGGCTAAACATCAAATTTGTTTAACAGGTTAGTATGGGATATATGCTACTCTTAACCCCATGCTAACTCTAAAATTCGTTGCTAACGGCTCCAAAGATTGGTAAACTAAGAAGATTAGCAAATTAAATTAATTCATATTATGATTACAACTCCCGTCATCAAAGCAAACCAATCTAACATGGCTCCCACCGAAGTTCAGATGAAGTTAGCGATCGCGCAAGTCCTATCACTTCCATTTGCCTACAACTCCCCCGTAATTGTCCTAGATTTTGAGGTAGGTAACGGGAATGTGATCAAGGGTAGATTTAAGGATGCTTCCCGACTCCGTATATTTGAATTTGAGATTGATGACTCCATAAATTTTAAGCCATTTACCTGGAAAAGAATAGACAGCGCGGATATCGATCCAGTGGTGTGGGAAGAATTTTCTAAAGGGTACACCTATCGGTATGACGCAGTTAAAACCAAGAGGAAGGAAAAACCTAAGTGTGGCAATACCTCCTATAACTGCGGGAAGGCTTGTATTAGCTTAAATAAGAACTGCAAGTCAGACCCCCCTGATAAACCTTCCCAGGAAAAGCTGGACAAAGTTAAAGCTATGGCGGGAGGGTTTAAGGAGGCTCAGGATGATCCGACCAAGAAACAAAAAAACAATAAACTAACCCCAAAACCAGCAGGGTTTAAGGAGGCTCAAGATGATTCGGCTAAGAGACAGGAGAATAACAAGCTGACACCGAAACCACCCAAGCCCAGAACTGGGACAAAACAGTATGACGAATGGCTAGAAACCGAATCCCAAAAACTCAAGGGTGAAGATGGGGAATATCTAATTAAAACCCGATCAGGGGATGAGACGGTCAAAGGGACTGTTTATGGCAACGGATTGGGGATTAATTCAAATAAAGGATCTTTGTTCAATACCTATAGCATTACTCATGTTAATAGTGGCATATCGTTGGGTGATTTTGATAGCGAAACTCAGGCTCAAAAAGCATTGGTTGAATTGAATCGATCCGGTATTAATTGGAACGAAAAAGATTTAACAAAAGTTTCGGGAATAGAGAAGAAAATCGTAAAAGCTAAGAGCTTAATGGATGATGCCAGATCATCTGATTTGAGGGCTAAACGGGATGCAAAAAACAAAATCACAGAGGAAAAACGAGCTAAAGCCAACGCTGAAATTGAGGCTGGTATGCAAAGGTTCAGAGAGGAAGAAGCTAAGAAAAAACAGCAAGCCGACATAGATAGAAAAGCCCAGGAGGAAAAGAATAAAGAAGAACGTAATAAACAGATGGAGATGATGAGAAAGACGAATGAGGAGCAAGCAAAAGTCTATCAAAATTATGAGATTAATAGAACAAATCAGCTAATTGAAGGTTTAAAAGCGTCTTTTGATATTAACTCTTTAGAGTCCAGTGTTAGTGCGTTAGAGTCAAAGTTAAAAACAGAATTATCCCCAAAAGACAAAAAGGAGTTAAATCGACAACTGAATAATGCAAACATAAAATTAAAGGAGGTTAAGACCTTTTTATCTCAAGATAAAGTTGAAACTTACCCTGCTTTTTTAGAGTCCAAAGTAAAGGGAATGGCTAATACTGTTGGGGTTGAAAAAACCAGGGAGATTTTACAGGAGCAAATTGACAAACACAAAAAAGCCAAAAGATCAATTTAGTGAAGATCAATTTAGTCAAGAAACAAAGGATATGGCTAAACGGATAAATGTAGTGGGTAATGAAATCTTGAAAAGCATCAACGAAGCTCATAACTCTGTTTTTCGGAGACACATTAACGATCCGAAAACAAAGCAACAGGTTAAAAAGGCGACGGTTCCGATCTCCCTGAATTTTTAATTCCCACTACATTTACTTTGAATGGTGTAGGGATGAATGAAAACGATCTAAAGCAATCTTTTAAAGCCATAATTGATAAACATAAAGAGGCAAAAGCAAACCCCCCCAACCCATGAAAACTTAACCCCTGCTTCTGATAGCTCCCCGAATGACATAAAGCCAGAAACCACTCAACTTCAGAAAACAATAAAACAATAAAGGTTCAATGGGAGCGATATCAAGGTTAGTAGATGTTTCGGGCGTTTCCATGTGTTAAAGCCTCCTTTTTTGTTTCGTTATACTGAAGTCAGATATATTCTACTTTTAACCCTATGCTATCCCTAAAATTCGTTGCTAACCAAGTCCAAAATTACCTCAATAAATTAATCAGAAAGTTTCAGAACCTCACACCTGAACTGCATAAAGTCGGGCAGTTTATGGTGGCATCAACCGACGAGAACTTTCAAAAGGAACAGAGTCCTTACGGGGAGAAATGGGAACA